ACCACCACCACCACCACCACCACCACCACCACCACCACCACCACCACCACCACCACCACCGAACGCGTCCGCGTCGGCCCCGACTTCCATCTCGGTGAAGTCGTTCTCGTCGGGCATGCTGCCACCGCCGAACGAGTCGCCCTTGCGCACCAGTTGCACACCCAGCAGCGTAGCCCGGATGCCCTTGCCGTTGGTGTTCTGCTGCGCCCAGATCTCGACGTGCATGTTGATGAAACAGCCCGAGTACAGCACACCTTCCTTGCCCGGGACCGCGATGCCGTTCTGCTGGTACAGCGGGTGCTTCAACTGGTCGAACACCAGCGGGCGGCCGTCCTTCTGGTACCGGTGCGCGGAGAGCACCCAGTGGTCGGCGTAGCCGTCGAAGTCCTTCAGGTTGCCGTCCGCCCAGCAGCAGCCCTTCGGGTCGCGCTTGATGGCCTCCAGGGTGGTCTGCCACTTCTTGTCCCACTTCTCCTTGGCCAACTGCTCCAGCACCGCGTCCACCTTCTTGCGCTGCGGGCTGTCGGCCGGGATCAGCGCCGAGGCGGACCACCGCGCCGGGTCGCCCTCCTTGTACGGCTTGGGCTCACCGAGGACCAGGAACGACCCTCGCACATCCGTCAACATCAACTTCACCCCCATGGGGATCTCCTTCACAAAAATAAGTTCAAAGACCCGTGGGTTGTGCCACGGCACGTGTGAGCTTCATCAGCCCGGTTTGGAAATCAGTGCGGGCCATGGCGAGCCACCGCTCGGGCTGCGCCTCCTGGAGGCGTTGCTGCTCGTCAGCATCTTTCAGCACGACGGAACCGCCGACAGCGGGGAGGCTGCTCACCGGCCCGCATGCAGCACGTTGGTAGGCAATGTGATCGCCCACCACGTTAAGCAGCATCTCCGTGGTTGCCGCCAGGTTTCTGATCGCCACGTCCGCCGCCAGCCCTGTGTGCAACGTGGTCCCACGCACTCGTGTGCTCTCGTCCATATCGTCCTTCTTCTGGGCTCAGCCCAACAGTTCGCCACCGTCATCGGCAGCAGGTTCATCAACAACACCGAAGTCGGAACTCTCCAACCCCGGCACCACGTACAGCTCCTTGATCGCCTCCAGCCTCTTGACTGACGGCTTGGGCTTGTTCCTGACCACCAGCTTCTGCAGCTTCTTCCACTGGCCGGGCCCGATCACCGGTGCAGGACCCACCGGTTCCTTCTTGCGGTTCAACTTCTGCGTCGCCAGCTTCTCCGCAGTGGTGGGGGAGATCAGCTTCAGGTCGTACATCTCCTCCGTATTGAGCCGCATGCGTTTGAGTTCCGCCTCGGCCGCGTCCGCGTCCTGCCACTTCCTCGGTCCTTCACGGCCCAGCTCCAGGCCGTAGCCCAGCTCCTGGCAGACCGCCAGGTCGTTGTTGGCCGCGATGAGCCGGCGCTCCGTCTCCGCCCGCACCGCGATGATCCAGTCCTCCAGCATGTCGGTGACCGACATGGAGAGCGCCAGGTCCTGATTCGCTTCGCCGGGGAGCTTCACCTCGCCCCTTGCGGCGATGACCTCGAACTCGTCCCCCACCGCGCGCTCCAGCTTGAGCCTGTAGGCCGGGCAGGTCGGGATCGCCCGGCAGAACGCGCAGTCCCTGTCGTTCGGGTCCGGGTTGAGGAAGGTCTCCATCCAGATCGTGGTGCGCTTCGTGTCCCCCACCGAGAGCGGGTACGCCTCCATCGCGACCCGCACCGACGCCTCGCGAGACCGAGCCGTCTGCGCGAACTTGAGCAGGTAGGCCAGGTCGCAAGTCCACTCCCGTTCGCCGCCCTGCTCAGGCTGGTAGATCACGAGCCGGACGGAGCGGATATCGTGCGACAGCTCGAACATGCTGTACGCCCCGAGCGCGTAGTACAGGAGCTGCGGGTTCTCCTCCACCGGCACGAACTTGTAGCCGAACTTGGCATCTATGACGATCAGCTCGTGGCCGACCTCACCGGTGAGGGGGTCGGCCCACGGCTTGACCACGATCGCGTCGGCCGTGCCGAACTGGCCGGGCACCTCGATCCACTGCCCGAACTCCACCCGCTGCTCGACCATCAGCAGGTCGTTGCCAGCGACGCCGCGCACGTAGTCCACGTACTCCTGGACCGGAGGCGTCATCCCTTCGGTGAAGGGGATGGTGTGCGTCTGCCTGTTGTTCTCGTAGACCGGGCAGCCCATGCCCACGTAGTCCTTGGCCTCGACGATACCGCCCGGGGCGGCGAGCACCACCGCCGCGAAGTGGTGCTTGCAGGTGCCGTCCTCGCTGGCCTTGGACGAGTTGTTCGGGTAGGCGTCCTCCAGGGTGAGGGACCCGGGGCACACGAAGCGCCGGGCCGCGCCTGACGGGCTGTGCCTGGCGTGCTCGCTCATCAGCGCACTCCCGCCGCAGCCCGGAGCTTGCGCAACGCGGCTTTCATCTTGGCGGCTTCATCGGCGTGGACCGCTTCGGAGGTGTAGTAGCCCACCGCATCCGCCAGCAGACGGATCTCAGCCCGCGACAGGCCTGTCGGGTTGGGCTTCTTGACCTTGGCGATCTTCGCGACCGCCGGCATGGGTGGCAGGCTGTCCACCACCTGCACCGGGGTCACCCCCAACGGAATTTGCTGTTCCATGTTCTTCCTTCGCAGGCAGCGAGGTACGCCCGCATGATTCGGTGAATCGGCCACAACCTGCGTGCGGTCCTCGCATCGCACGACCAGTTGAGGCCGGCATGGCCCCAGGCCGTAGCCAAGGGCGCGAGCTTCAACCCATGCTCTCTTCGCCGGAGAGGCCGGCCAGCACGGCCGCCGGGTCGGCACCGTCGTTCAGGGCCTTGAACGCTGCGTGCGCGGCGTCGTAGTACTCGGGCTTGATCTCCAGCCCGCTCTTGGCGCCGCCGAGGGCGGCCAGGGCGGCCACCAGGGTGGGCCGGTTCTTCACCGCGTCCTTGCGCAGGTAGCCGTTGATGAGGTCGCCGATGCCGGTCTCGGGGTAGGACTTGCCGGCGAGGCTGGTGCTGGCCGCAGGTTCAGCCGGGGGCGGCGCGGGCTTTTCGGCGGGGGTCTTGCCCTTGCCAGCGGTTGCTTTCGTGGCGGACGCAGCGGGCGGCGGGGTCTTGACTTCCGGGGTTGCAGGCTGCGAAGTACCGGCAGGGGCTGCCGTCTCCGCAGACTTTGGGGTCGGGCTCGTGGCCTGGGCCGCGCCTCCTGCCAGGAGGGTGAGAGCCGCTGCGGCTTCGCCGGGCGTGCTGAAATTGAGAGTGACTTGGATCGTCATGGGGTCCTTCGTTGGTTGAGTCGTTGAATCAGAACGCAGAGCGCTTTCACCCTGCAGGTTCGCTTCCTGGAGTCCTCGTCGTCCTGGATCACGGACCTCGACCAGCGAGTCAATGCCCACCACAGCAAGATCCTGTACCACCACGTCTTCACTTTGTTCCCCAGAAGTAGCGAACCGAGTGTAGCACTTGGTCCAAGGATTGTGTCAACCCCCTACGCGGTATTTGCGATTACCGAACCAAGTGCTACAGTCGGCCCCTCATGAAGCGGACCAACCTCTCAGACCTGGATGTGGCAACGCGGCACGAACTTGCTGCGGAGATGTCCACAAGCGAAGCCGTCATCCGGCACATCGCGACGGGCCGCCGCCAGGCGAGTTCTGGTATGGCCATCCGCATCGAGCGGGCCGCCGCGAAAATCGGCCTGCACATCCCGCGCTCGGACCTCTCGTCCGCATGCGCCACCTGTGAGTACGCCCGCCAGTGTGAGCGGAGCAAGAAAGGGAAGTCATGACACGTGAAGACGCCTGGATCGTTGGTATCGGGATTGCGGCTGTGGTCGTGGCGCTCGTCACGACGCCCGCTGACGCCGCGCCGACCGTGAAGACGGGAGACGTACTGTACGCCATGGTGAAGATCGCCCAGCCGCTCAAGGTCGATGAGCGCGTGTACGAGGACCACGAGATCCACGGTTCGCTGTACGCGGATCGCGAGTCGTGCGAGGCACGAGCGAAGCGCGAACTGCAGCAGAACGCCGTCGAAGCGGCGGCCGGCAGGGCCAAGTTTCGCATCTTCGTTGGTTGCATCCCGATTCCGGCCCCAGTCCCTGCAGCACCGAGCATCTGAGATGGTCGAGATCCGAATCGCAGCGCACCGCCTCGCGGAGCGCGAGAACGAGGTCCTCAAGGGCCAGCTCCTGCTGAACGAGTTGCGGGACGCGCTGGTCCCCGTGGCCGGGGTCCTGTTCCCGACCGGGGTCATCTACGGGACCTTGAGCACCAGCACCGACCTTGCGACTGGCGACACGGTGCTGCAATGGGTCGAAGACTGAACCGGCTGCTGGCGGTCCTCGCCGCAGCCTACGTGCTGTGGGAGATCCTGCGGTCACTACGAAGGAGATAGCTGTGGAATTTGAATCGTTTGGCAAGATCGCCCGGCTCAGCCGGCAAGTCGTAATCACCGAGAAGATCGACGGCACCAACGCCCAGGTCTGCGTGGGTGAAGATGGCACCATCAGCGCCGGGTCCCGCACTCGCTGGATCACGCCCGAGGACGACAACTTCGGGTTCGCGGCGTGGGTGAAAGAGCACGAGGGCGAACTCCGGGCGCTCGGGCCAGGCCGCCACTTCGGCGAGTGGTGGGGTCGAGGCATCCAGCGCGGCTACGGGCTCACCGAGCGCAGGTTCTCGCTCTTCAACGTCAGCCGTTGGACCGCGGAGACGCCACCTCCGGCTTGCTGCTCGGTGGTGCCGGTTCTCTGGGAGGGGTTGTTCGACACGGGCGTGGTTGATCGCGTGCTGGCTGACCTGAAAGACACCGGCAGTTACGCGGCCTATTCGGCGAAGGCGGAAGGCATCATGATCTACCACACCGCGGCGCGCATCTACTTCAAGAAGACGCTGGACAAGGATGCAGAACCGAAGTCGAAGGTGTGAGTGGGTGACCCCCGACAACCCACTCATTGCTGCGCTGGAGCCCATCACCAGCCGGGTGCGCACCGACGTGACCGCGGTCCGCCGGCTGGATGGGCTGCAGGCGTGGACCAAGCAGGCCCTGACCCCTGAGCGCCTGGCCAAACATTACAACGGAGGTCCTGCCCGCGGGGTCTGCCCCATCAAGGCCGGCGAGTCGGTCACCATGCTCGGGCTGCTCGACTTCGACAGCCACAAGGGTGAGACCAACTGGGCGACCATGAGCCACACCGTGTGGCTGGTGGCCAGCGCGCTGGAGTTGTGCCACGGCGCGGTGCCGGTGCTGTTCCGCTCCACCGGTGGCCGCGGGGTGCACCTCTACGTCCTCTGGGACGACCCGCAGGACGCCTACAGCGTGCGCACGTGGTTGGCCGAGGTGCTCAGGTCCTGCGGCTTGCGGCCGGGTGTGAAGAGCGTCAGCGCCGGACAGGTGGAGGTGTTCCCGAAGCAGGATGCCGTGGCCCCGGATGGCTTCGGCAACCAGTTCATCCTGCCCCTCGCAGGCAAGTCCGAACTCCTGCAGTTCGAGGAGTTGAGCGGCATCCTGGAGATCGTACCCCGCGAGTCGGTGGTCGGGATGCACTGGCCCATGTCCCCGCCCGTGCCGGTGGTCGAGAGGCCTGAGCACCAGCGCGGCCTCGTGGCCCGCTCCGCGGAGCGTGATACGCCGTGGATGCTGGCGCTGGACGCGATCCCCAACTCGGGCACCGCGACTCTGGACTACGACGCCTGGCGCAACGTGGTGTTCGCCGTCCACTACGAGACCGGGGGCAGCCCGGAGGGCCTGTCCATCGTCGAGGAGTTCAGCGCCCGATCCGCGAAGGCCGACTTGGACTTCCTGCGTGAGCGGGTGTGGCCGTTCGTGCGCAGCGACCACGCGCAGCCGATCACCGGCAACACGATCATGGCCATGGCCCGCGGCAACGGGTGGCAGGAGCCGCTGGACGACAGCGCGTTCTCGGTGTTGACCGAGGAAGGCGAAGGGGTTGAAGATGCTGGGGTGGCGGAGAGTGCCGCACCGGTCAGGCGCCGCGGTGTTCCGGCGGCCGAGCACAAGACCACGGACCAAGCCAATGCCAACAGGCTGGTCAAGGCCTACGGTCACCGGGCGCTGTGTGCAGGCGACAAGTGGTATATCGACGACGGCAAGCGCTGGGCGCTGGACGAGGCAGGAATCTACAGGTACGCGTGTCAACTCTCCCGCATCGTCGGGGACGAGGCGCGCGTGTTGTTGCAACGAGCGAAGGAGAAAACTGAGTGAACACCGTAACGTTGAACCGTCTTGCTGTGGTGTGTCAAGCGAGCAATCGGGAAGAGCTATTGGCTGAACTGGAAAGCCGGGGCCCAATCCAGATTACCGAAGTGAACGAAGAATCCTGCATTGAACTGGCGGGCTTCGTAGACTGGGGGTGGGCGTTTCGGACCCTGCCGTTCTATGCCAAAGACCCTTTTTCTAATGATCTGGACAGACTCTCAGAAGCGTTTCGCTCAGGTATGGCCCAAGTATCGGTTCGCTTTGAGGCCGAAGTGGCTGCTGCCATACCTCCGGACGACGCCGGGCCGGACACGCATCGCGGAGCCGCCATCGCGGTACATGCCGCCGGTCAGCGCGCAATTCTGGCGCAGGATGCCATCAAGAGAGAATTAGAAAAGGGCGTGGCTGTTTTGTTTGCCAAGGCCTGGGCCTTTAAACCTGTAACGCATTGAAAGGAAAACTGAATGAAAACGGTAGTAGACGAGTTCACTGTCGTTGCCAGGACCACGGGGTCGGGTGACGGCATCGTAGAGGCGTGGTGCGAGGTGCCTCACACCGCCGAGATCCTGGGTCTTTCAGGTCCGATCGGTTGGGGTTTCGGGCTGGTGTGTCGGTACACCGAGGATGATGACACGCCAGCAACGACCGAGAAGCGCACGATGTACCTGCTGCGCAACTGCGACAAGCTTCCCTGGGGTGCCAAGGCCAAGTACATCGGGTCGTGGAGTAGTCCCAGCTCGCCGCCCCTTCACGTGTTCGAGGAGATGTCAAAGTGAACGACCATCAGCAAGATTGCCGAGACTTCTGGCGCGAGGTATACCTCGCCACACTGAGAAACTGCGTAATTGAGGTCGCTGCCGAATACGCAGACCAAGCAATGCTGGAGTACGACTCGCGGTTCGCGCCTACTGAGGAGCCGACGCCTACTGAGGAGCCGACGCCTACGCCGCTGCCGGAGGTCGACCTGGACCTGCTGGGCTGATCGCCATGGACGGAAGATACAAGAGCCACCTGGTGTTCAACTCCAAACCCGGCAACGACCCAACGTACAGCCCGTACCGCGCAGGCTGGAACGGCTACTACGACGGCCTGACCAACCCCCACCCTCTCGGCGATCACGACGCCGGGCTCTGGGAGCTGGGTTGGATGGACGCACGACGCAAAGGAGGCGCGCATGGCCAGGCTACCGAGTGAAGCGACCCAGTTGAGAACCGCAAAGCGCGAGGCCAAGGAGTTGCGAGACGAGCTTTGGCAGGTGAAGCAGGAGCGTCATCGGGCCCTCGTACGACTCTCGAAAGCTGAAGACGAACTCGCCGAGTGGAAGGAGCGGTTTGACATCCTGCTCCGGCGTGACCAGGAGAATCCCTCATGAAGCACGAACTCAAGTGCTGGTCCAGGTACTTCAACGACCTCTACGTCAAGCCCTTCGAGTTGCGGCTCAATGACCGCAACTACCAGAAGGGTGACGTGCTCCACCTGCGTGAGTGGTGCCCCATGGAGGCCGCCTACACCGGCCGCGAGTGCCTGCGCGAGGTGACCTACCTCCTGAGCCCCGGGGCGCCTGGGCTCCGGCCAGGGTACATCGGCTTGGGGCTCGGGCCCTGGATGAGCGTGAGGACTTTGACGTGACCACCGCCACCGACGACACCAAGGTCCGAGCCGAGTACGAGGCCAGCCGCAGCGAGCTGGCCGAGGTCGCGGAGGCTGCAACCGAACGTGCCGGCAACCTGCTGGCCACCGCCGACCGGCTGGAGGGCATCGCCGCGACCGCGGTGGCTAAGGCCGGGGTCGAGAAGACGGTCGAGGCCAAGGCTGCGGCCACGCTGGCCCGCAAGGCTGCCACTGAGGCCCGACACCAGGCTCGCAAGGCCGTGACCCTGGCCGAGCGCGCCGAGCGCGAGGCGGCCAAGGCCAAGCCGTGGGAGGAGGAGAGCGCCGACGCCTTGCGGGCCTGGGCTCGCGAGTGCGAGATGAAGCCGCGCATCGACGCCGCGGTGGGCCTGCTCCGCAAAATGTTGACCGTGGACATCGAGGTGATGGACCGCGACCCGTGGCTGCTGAACTGCCGCAACGGCACTGTGGACCTGCGCACCGGCGCTCTGCGCGAGCACCGCTCCGAGGACCTCATCACCAAGCTGACGGACCTGGACTACAAGCCCGAAGCCCGAAGCGTGCTGTGGGAGACCGTGCTCGGGCAGATCGCGGGCGGGGACGCAGCGCTGGTCGGGTTCTTGCAACGATGGTTCGGGTACTGCGCCACTGGCAGCGTGCGCGAGCAGGCATTCGTCGTGCACTGGGGCAAGGGGTCGAACGGCAAGTCGCTGGTCATGAGCACCATAGAGCGGGCGCTGGGTGAGTACGCCGGTGCGGCCGCGCCCGGCCTGATGGCCGACTCGCGAGGCGACGGCGATAGCCGCCACCCCACCGAGATCGCGGACCTGAAGGGCCGGCGTATGGTCACCGCCAAGGAGACCGGGGACGGCATGACGCTGCGCGAGGCGTTCATCAAGGGTGTGACCGGGGACGACAAAATCAAGGCCCGGTACATGAATCAGGACTTCTTCGAGTTCACTCCCACCCACAAGTTGCAGTTGATGACCAACTTCAAACCTGTCATAAAAGGTCAAGATCATGGAATCTGGCGGCGGGTGTTGTTGGTGCCATACCTGCAGCTCTTCGGTACCGAGGACCAGGTAGCCACGGGTGAGACACAGTGGCTCAAGGATCAGGACCTGGCCGCCAAGCTCGCGCGCCGCGAGGAGCTTGAGGGCGTGCTGGCCTGGATCGTGGCTGGCGCTCGCGAGTGGTTTGAGACCGGGCTGCGGCCGCCCTCGGTGGTGCTGGCCGCCAAGGCCGAGTACCAGGCCGAGCAGGACCGCGTGAAGGCGTTCGTGTCCGAATGCTGCGAGGTGGACCAGAGTGCCGTAACAAGAGGAGGGGAGGGGACTGGCGGGACTCAAGGATGGACGGAGCTACTGACCGAGCCCGGCGGTATGGGTGGGGGCTTGTACCCGACGTACAGCAGTTGGTGCAAGGAGTCGGGCGTCTACGTGATGAGCCGCCAGAAGTTTGCCGCGGAGCTTCGCCGGGCAGTCCCAGGTTGCCGATTCACGCACGGCAAAGCCTCAGTCGAAGGTGGTGGCCGCCGCGACGTGCTGCGCGTCGAAGGGATCAGGCTCCTGCCGGAGTGACGAGGGTTTGAAACGGATGGTAGAGCGCCTTGGCTGCCAGGTATGCGGCATGTGCTAGCTCGGGGGTGGTGAACGTCCCGAGGTACTCGTGCACCCCGTCCACCACGATCCTGGCCTTCCACAGATTCCCGTTTGGGCTCACACCGAGCAGGCCGCACTTGCTGTTTGAACGTGCCTTCCTCTGGTTCTGCATGTTCAACGCCTGGGTAGCGAGCCGCAGGTTCTTGATCCGGTTGTTCGATCCGACACCATCGCGGTGATCGACTCCGGTCTCTGGCCACACGTCGAAGACAAACAACCATGCGAGGCGGTGCGCGCCGTATTTGCGCCCGTCCACCTTGATCCTAACGTACCCACCCCCGTCAAGTGTCCCAGCGACAGCCCCAACCTTCGCCCTTGGTCCTGTGTTGACCTGCCAAGTGAAAATTCCTGTGTCCGGATCGTAGGAGAGAACCTCACGCAACCGAGCGGCGGTGAGAGAATCGGCAGTAGCCATGGTGCGTGTCCTCGCAGAGTGGTCAGAAGCCCGCACAGCGTTGGTAGCGCTGCGCGGGCTTCGTCATTCTACGGGTTCAGGGTTTGGAGCAAGCAGACACAGCCGCCAGCTTGGTTAATTGGCAATGGCGATGCCGCCGCAGTTCATTCCGGTTTCCTGATGCCGAGACCTTCCTCACAGAACTGGTTCAGTGCCCCGTTGGCGTACATGCTGTCCTTGCCTCGCACGTAGTCGTGCACGTTCTGCAGAGCCTCGCGGGCCTGCTGCAGCTCCATGAACAGCGCACCCACGAGGTTGTCACCCAGCAGGTCCTGCTCACGCCACGGCTGGCCGTAGCGCAGGGCTGACAACCGGCCCATGTTGTTGACGATCGTGTACTTGCCGCCTGCAAGGTCGAGGCGTTCTGGTTCAGTGCTCATGTAGGTGCCCTTTCGGTTCAGGGTTTGGGAAACAGGGCTCGGATGGCTTCGGCGAAGTCGCGCTTCTCACTGCCGTAGCCGTTGGCCAGGCGGTCGCACTCCTGTGCGCATCGCTCTGCAACGGCTGCGGCAATGTGCCCGACCACGCGGTGCACCTCGTCGTGCGTCATCCCGGTGATCTGGCACAGGAAGTGACGGCCGTCGAGTTGCACCCCGTCCTGGTCGGACCAGGACCTGACCCGTATGCCGGCAATAATCGATTCAGCGCTCACGACTTCTTCCTCTCTGCGATCTCGACCAGCTTGATGCGGCGCTCGATTTCAGCGATGTCCTTTTCGAGTTCCTCGTAGTAGTCGTCATAGGCGCCCTGGGAATCATCCTGCAGACCCTTGCGCGTGAGAGCACCTTCCAGCGCGTAGTCCAGCAGGTCAGCCTTTGACAGTTTGTGTCGGGTCATGGTGTTCAGCTTCCTGCCGCAGGTGATGCGAGGGTCTGCTCAAAGCGGGCCGCAAGCGCGGCATTCACCTCGGCCTTGACCAGGCTGTCGGGTGCGTTCTTGGCGCGGTGCAGTTCCTCGTACCGCCGCAACGTGCGTGCGGCTTCTTTAAGATCGGTGCGTAGGCTGTCGATCTTGGCATCGCGTTGCGTGACCATGCGAATCGCAGATACAGCCAGTACCTGCGACCAAAATCCAGCGCTCCTGTCTGCGGCCACCGCTTCCAGTTCGCGCATAACATCGGAGTCTGCCTTCGTCGTCATGACTAGGCTCCTTTCAAAAAGGAGCCGGCGGATAGACCGGCTTCGGTTGTTGCTTCTTGAGCCGGGCCCACTCTTTCAGGTCGAGCCGGCCGAATGGCCAGCCGAGAGGGTCGGCTCGTTTGTTGGGGCTCACAGTCCCTGGTCAAGCTGCCACGAGCTTACGCAGCAAGCCTACGGGGTCGAGCTCGACCCACGCCCACGCCGCCTCCGCCGCCTCCGC